ATGAAATGTGTTTGCAGTTGGTAAAGTATGCCTCGATTAATTGCATAAGGAAAAAACCGTGTGTAAAATCGTGATTGCTTGGATTGTACATAACACGAACTTCAGCGATTGACATTAAACTCTCAAGTAACTCGATGTAAAGTTGTTTCGCTTTTAAGAAGTTTTCATACCACATTCCATCTGTGTCCTGTGGTGTCCCGCTTGTTGTTGTTGAGCGTGTGTTGTCGGTGTGTAGTATATCGTTACCAGCTACAAAAAGAATCATGTCAATCTCAAAGCCTTTTGATTTGTCAAGTATTCCTTGCATACCTTCTTTGGCACGTTGTACTGCAATTTCTTGGTTGTACTCTTCGCCCGTTTCAAAGACGGAACTTAACTTTCCGATGTGTAAATCTGCAATGTCAATTACTAATAAATGACCGTCACTACATTTATTTCGTTTTATTTCGGGATATTTAGGAGCGGAATCCTTAACAATTTCTACAATACCTTGTTTAAGTATTTCAAAATCTTTGTGATTCTTGTTTTTAAAGTCAGGATTTGCAAAGAAAAGACTTGCGTTTTTTGATTTTAACCAACCATGCTTTACGTCTTGGTGGTCGATACCCATTTCATTCGATTCCTCTTTGATTGCTCTATACTGCTGAACTATCTCGAATTCTTCACTGGTTATTCGTGGTCTAATTTTAGCCATAAAAAATATATTTTGCGTTGAAAGTTACGCTTTTTATTTGAATCGAAAAGCAATTGCAATAATAACGAGTAAAAACAGTATAACTAAAGGCATTAAAATACCTCTATTTTTCTTACGTTCTGTTTTCTGTTTTGAAACTTCTACCTTAGAATCGTGTTTAATAGTGTTTTTATGCGTTTTAAAGGCATATCGTAGTGAATCAGTATATTTGCTTAACTCGTGTCTCAAACTGTCCTTAAATCGTCTTAATTCAAGTCTTTGAGAAAAGCGTGTTTTCGGGTATAAAAATACGTTTTGTTTAATGATTGTATCTTTTTGGGTATAAATATACTGGAAAAACGTAGTGTCTTTAGTTCGGATTAAAACTGAATCTTTGTGATAATAAGTAAGTGTATCCGATGTGTTGATTGAAACACCTCCTTTTTTATAGTACTTGTTTAAGTGGTATTCAGGAGTACAACTGAAAAGAAACCCGTAAACGATAGCAGAAAAAACTATAAATATTATAAGTTTAGCAACGTCTAAATGCGGGAAGTTTCCTTTTGTTGTCATATTTCTTTTTTAATATTTTTAGCTTTGATAACCATTTCAATTATACGATTCAAGAACGAATAGCCTTTAACCTTTTGGAATGATTCATCCATTGACTTAACCTCAATTGACATTAATACAAGTGCGATTAATTTAGTAAATAAAAATTCAACAGAAACCGCCATTTTTGTAAGTTCATTTACGATAAAATAGTCTGAAGCATACACTAACATAGTTGCACCTACATAACTCAAAACTTTTGGCACAAAGCCATGTCTGAATGTTTTTGAATTAATCCCTTCTTTTAATTTTCCTGCTTTCCATATACCAAAGCAAGTGTCTAGGATTGTGCTTAATGCTACAAGTATTATAATCCCCTTTATTGGTGCAAAGAAAATTATAATAGCCTGTAAAAAATAAGTATAATAGGTTGCAACAAATGACTTCATTATCTTAAAACATTATCATAAAATCATCGTAACCATTATCAACGCTCTTTGTTGGTTTAATGTCGCTATCCGTGTTTAGCTTATCAGTAAATTGAGGGTATAAACTTTTGTTTGCTTTTAAAAAATTAACCAAACGAGCCTCGTAAAATGAAGCCTTTTGTGCGTAGTGGTCTTGTGCAAATATAACTTCTGACTTAGTAACTGAATTTGAATAGTCCCCGTTTTGAACTTGCAAACCTTTGTTTTTAAGTTGGTAAGACAAACCGAAAACAGCATCTTCAGCAGATCTCCACGCTACAATTGGCTGGATATATTCAACAAGTTCCACTTCATCAGTTGAAAGCGTTTGTGCATTATATTTTCCAAGTAAATATTTGTAGAAGTACGTTCCTAGAATTGGTTGCACTCTCAGATCACTTTGAGTTTTTATGTATGGTGTAACATCCTTAACATCGACGTTTGCTGTAATCGGTGTTTGAGTTTTTAAATATGCTTCGGTAATAAAGTAAATCATTTCGAAAGTGTTTGTGTTGTTATTGTAGCGGTATCAACTGCAATTTGCGATTTGGTTTTATCCCCTCCTTCAACAGGTGGTAAACTTGCCAATGCACGTACTTCATTTTCCGTCATTGATTCAAGTACTTTTGTAGCAACCAAAGGCGACATTGCATTTAAAGCATCTGTTGTAGCTTTTCCGCTTCCCTCAAGTTCAACGATTGTTTCATTAATAATAGCAAAAGATTTCAAACTGAATTCAGCCTTAACTTTTCCAATTTTAAACAATTCATTGACTATCTTTTCAATTCTATTTTTTTGTGGAATGATTACATTCTTTTCAAAAATTATGTAAGACTGTTTGATATCAGAACCCGAACCAAGTTTCCCACTCACACGGATACCCATCAAAATAGGGTCTATTGTATGTGCTTGACAGATCTTGCTGTCAATACTTTCAGTTGTCGTTTGGAATAGGTTATCGTTAGCATTAGTTGGTATTGCTTGGATCTCGGGTAATTGATCTTTTGCATTAGCAAAAAACGCCAAAGTTTTACCGCCATTTCTTGCACCCTTACCTTGTTCAACTGTTTTTCTAATTGCATTTTTCTCCTCCTCCGATTGTGGTTTCTTAGGGAATAAAATAGCAAATGAAGGGAAAATTGAGTTTAAGATATTAGATTTCTGCAAGTAAGACATTTCCCCATCTAGGAAAGCCCAATTAAATGCACTTGTGTAGCTTGGTAATGGATAAACATCCTGACCTACGCAATTTTTTTCATAAATATATAGGCACTCTTTTTGAAATCTTCTGAAATCATAAGGGTAAATAGTTTCAATGTCTATTTGTGAACTCCAATCGTAACACAATGAATAAGTAGTTCCATCTTTGTTTTTACGTACCTTTTCAGCACCTATGTGTTTGATTTCGATTAAGTCCCCTATCTCATTAAAACGGAGCTTAAAATACACACGGTTGTGCATTACATCGTCTTTTGTTAATGTCTCAAGTACGTTGTCTAATTTAATACGCTTTTCAAACGAGTAAACATCGACCTTCTCCATTGCTGAAGCATTAGCATCGACCTTTAATTCATAACCTCCTCCGATAGTAGCGTTAACTTTAAAGTCAACAATTGCACTATGTAAAGGCGATGTATAATAAAGCTGATTGATCAACTGTGGGTAAAGGTTATCCACTCCAAAGCGAATATATCCATTAACTTGTTGTCTAGGATTGACGTAAGGTAGTGATAAATTTCCCTCGCCTACGTTCATGAATGGACTTGAAAAAGATTGATATCCTTCTTTTACTTCGATCCCTTTTTCTTTTCCGATATTAAAACCTAAAAATTTCATTCGTATATGCTATTTGTTAAAACTCCATCAACTACCATGCGACCCTCTTCGACTAAGTGTAATCCATTAACAGGATTTGGTAAACTTAAATTTGGAACTGTTGCACTTTCGAAAACTTCGTACTTGTACTGTCCAATTATAAACGTTTCATCAACTCCTTCTGCTAACTCAAATTTGTTGTATCTAGTTTTTGATGTTGAGATATCAGGAGTGTAAAAGTAAATTGGCTCTGTTGCTGTATTAAATTCATTCTCAAACTTGAAAATGTAGTAAGGATTTGACAAAGTACTATTTTCCGTCAATGTCAAAACGATAGTATTCAAAATGTCTTTTTCAATGTAAATCATGACTATAATGAAATGAAGTTCAAAAAGTTCAAACAATAAAAAAAGGGATACTAATTAAAGCACCCCTTTTTCATTTACTAAGTAAGATTAAGAAATCAATCCAGCTATAATTGTTGGGTCAACTTCTTTTGCCAAAAATTCGTTTTCCGCTACAAATGTAACTGAGTATTTAGAACCATCAGCTTTAGCAGTTCCTGATCCTTCTGCAACCGCTGTCAATTGAGCAGTAGGGAAGTACCAATATTTTCCATTTGCATCTTTTATGATAACAGCCAAATCTCTTTGTCCTTCTCCTAAGATTTTAATAGCTTTTGATTTTGAAGCTTCACGTCTAGCAAACATCAAAGTAATAGTTTGCGTGTAAAAAGAAGATTGGTTCACTAGATCAATCGCCGCTTCTTCTGTGAAGTTACCTGTATTTCTACGGAACTCAAAAACTTCGTAAGGAGTTGATACTGCTTGAGCATCAATCATCCATGTAGCCGTGTCTTCGGTAGTTGAAGTAATGTTATCCATATCATTGATGTAGATAGCAGTAATCCCTCCGATATTGTTATCACAGCCTTTTGTGATTCCTATAAGTGTTGTACAACTCATGTTTTTAAAATTTATAAAAAAAGGAGGGAAGAATTAACCGCCCTCCCGTTTTTTAAGTTAATATATATTCTTATGAATAAAGAACGATTTCAGCACCATTAACGTGTTTGAATCCAACTTTCAAGTTAGCACGAGTACGTAAGTACGGCTCAGCAACTGTGTCAGATAAGTTAACTGCTTTCAACGCTTTAGCATCGCCTTCAGCATCAAATGCATAGATCAAGTTTTCTTTGCGTGTCAATACCATGTGGTCATTAGGTAATCCTTCAGCAACAACTAATTTAATACCTAAGAAAGTCAACGCTAATGGTGTAGTAATGTAAGTTTGAGTATTTCCTGAAGCGGCTGCGATTTCGTATGCAGTAGCAACGTTAGAAGATACAAAGAAACGTAATTCAGATTTTCTACGTTGTACACGAGCAGGTAAAGCAACAACAACTTTAGTCATCTCAGCTAATACGTTTGTTGGAGTAACAGTTGTATTGTTAACATCAATAACAGTAGCATCAGCTAATAATCCTTTCAAGTAACCATTACACAAAGAAAGCACATCGTCTTCACTTGCTGTGTCACCTTGCCAACGGATCAATTCAACTTCTTCTTGAATTTGTAAACTCATTTCATTCCAGTAGTAGTTCATGAAAGAAGCAACTGTGAAGTCTCCATTTGACCCTTGAGCCATTTGTAATGATAAGAATGATTGTTCGATATCGAATTGGCAGATTTGAGCCATTGCTGATAAAGGACAAACATCAACGTCAACTGCATCCAAAGAATCAGTTGGTGCTGTAAAGCTACAAGTAGACGCTTTTAATAAAGTGTCAAAAGTAACGTTAGCCAATTTAGTAGCAGATTTGATACCTGGCAAAGTGCGGTAGTTATCAACTACATCTTCTGTAATGTAAGCACGAGAGTAAAACTCGTTAGGATTTGGACACAACAAAGCATTTGTTTCGATATCCAAGTCAAATTTTAATTTACGATTCATCTTTTTTTTTTATTTATTAGATTCTACAAATTTTGCAAAGCGTTCGTGGTGTGAAAGTTTTGTTTCTTTTAACTCAACTTCTTCAACCTCTTCTGGTTTCGCTTCAACCATGTTTTTAATTTCTGCAATCACTTGCAATAATTCATTTACTTTTTCATCGATCAAAGGTGTAACGATAGCCAAAATTGCCTCAGCATCAGCAGTCGGATCAACAGCCATTGCAACTTCTTCTGTTGCGACTTCTTCTTCAACTACTTCTTCTGTTGCCATTTCAACTTCTTCAGTCACTTCTTCTTCAACTACTTCAGTCTCCATCACAACCTCTTCGGTTGGTGCATCCATAACCTCGATAACTTCTCCGCCTTTTACAACGTAGATTTTACCTTCGATTAGGTGCTCTCCCTCTGGTAACTTCATGTTTATATCTGTTTTAAATTGTTGCTCGATTTCACTTAATTTCATTCCCAAAAACCCCTCGATTGAAAAACCGACCTGCCCATTTGAAACTAACTCGTTATAGTAATCTTCATCTGTAACCTGAGCAGTTAACATCAATGTTCCTTTTGGCACATCAATATTGAACGCTTTTGCTTTATCCGTGTTTGGGTCTTCAACTATCCACGCTTCAAGAACGTAAGCAGGAACTTTATTTTCAGCATCATGTTCAATGTTAAATACATCCTTGTTGGATAAGTTCGACATGAATTTTGCGTGTATCTTTTCAATCTCTTCTGCTGTAAATGAAACGAAATATTCATCGCCATCGTCATTTCTGTAAATATCCATAGGGATCATTGCAGGGGCAACGATTCTCATTTTTGTATTATCAGCAAAGAATAGTTTTTCTTGTGAATTAAATGCCATTCCTTTGACTTTAACCGCAGGTTTTGAAGTGAAAGCAATCATTTCGATTCCTAAGTCTTGTCCTTCTGAGTATTCAGGATCAATTGTAATCTTAAATAATGGTAATTCATTCATGCACTATTATGTTAAATTCAAGTCTTATGTTCAAAAATTTGTATATTTGGTAAAAATTTATACATGATAAAATTAGGAACTAAGGAACTGCCAAACTTGAGTAGCGAGTTAACAGTTAAACAATTCTCGAAAGTAAACGAGATTTTAGCACAACAAATCGAACCAATCGAAAAATGGTATCAGATCTTTGAAAGTCTAGGAGCAATTGAATCTGAAATTGATGACATGGATTTTAATCAATTTAAAGAAGTGATCAAAGAATTTAATTCTGCTGAAAACAAGGATACCGAAATTGTTCAATCTTTGGAAATTGATGGGTACACTTACAAGGCATTTGAAACTGAATTTAAAATTTCAATTAAGGATTTAAAGAAGATTGAAAAATCAGTTGCAGAAAAGCCTTACCATTACATTGCTGATATGTTGGCTGTGGTTTATAAACGTACTGATTTGACAAACGCAGAACATTACGAAAATGCACACATCAAACATAAAGCAAAATTATTTAGTGAGTTGAAAGCAAACATTGCCCTGCCTATTGTTTGGCACGTTGCAAAGAAATTGACTGAAACAGTTGAAAATCTTGAGGATGATAGCGTGGAATAATATCACGGTATTAACTTATATGGAACTTAGGGGATTGGATAAAGTCCCCTTTGATTCCAACTTTGATGCTGAGATTGAAAGGCTCTCAATCGTTGCGGATATTGATACCGAAGAACTAAATGATATGGACATTAACGAGTTCAAAGACTTTAGTAAGCAGTATTCATGGTATAAACAACCGCCTTCACTTAAATTTAAGCAAGTAATTAATGGATTACACTTCAAATCATGGTACACACTTGGGGAATTTATCGACTTAAATTACCTATTTGAGAATGAAGCGGAAAACTTTGACAAGATTTTAACCATTTTATACCGAAAATCTAATCATGATGAATGGAGTAACCGTGTTTTTGAGCCTTTAATCTTTGATCTAGACGAACGCAAACAGTTATTTAGTCATGTTTGTATCAATGATTGTTTTGGTGCTGTTGTAGAGTTTGTAAAATTCAAAGAAAACTTTCATAAAACATACGAAAATCTATTTAATCCAATCATTGAAAGTAGCGAAGTCGAAGAATTGGAACTTGACCCCGAAGATATTAAAGCCGAAGAAGAAGAAAAGAAACTATCTGCTTTTAGTTGGGAGCGTTTAATATACGATTTATGCGGGGGTGATATAACAAAGGTCGACCAAATGACCGACCTGCCTGTTATCTTAGTGTTTAATATGTTATCAATGAAAAAAACCTACGGAATTTAAAACGGTGTCATTGGTGCTGTTGGTAAGTCAGGATATGGACTATCAATCCAATTGAATTGAATACTAACTTTCGGATTGTTTAATAGCTTAGCCATTTCCAAAAGAGGATATTTTTCAAACTGCCAAGCTATATATTCTTGAGTTACTTCAGCAAGTATCTGTTGTACATCGCTACGTCTTAACCATTTATCAGTTATCGAATAAGGTGGAATCCCTCTACTCGTTCCCTCATCTAAAAACAAATAGTAAAACAAAGCATTGATAGTCATGTTAATTACGTTCAATTCAGTTCCTGTCATTGCTGAAATCCTAACCGATTCGTATAACGCACCTGTATCAACTAAACCTAAAGCTCTAATCTCTTGCTGTAATGACCTCGCTAACTTGTTACGTGTAGCGTATTTAACTTTGAATGTTGCCATGTTTAATCTCCTATTTCAAATGGTATATCATTCACACAATATTGGTCAACTTCAAAAGTAATATTCATTACCCACCCAGCAACGTAATCTAAATCAAAATTATTTAGCGGTGTTAAACTTGGTGTAAGTGCATCGATACTTAAATCCGAACCTTGACTAAAGTACAAATATAAGTCATTTAAAATTAAGTTCGTGTCGCTTAAAATAGTATTGATATTTGCACGGTCTTTTTGAATGATGTCAACGCAGTAAATATCCAAGTTAAATACATTCGTAAAATCGCCCATTGTTTGGCTAATTGGAACGTAAAAAACCAAAGGATACTTTTCATCCATTGTGCTAAAGTTCGGCATTTGTTCTTTGAACTCCCCTGCATTCTTTTTGATTTGCAGGTGTTGTTGACAAAACGTGTCAATCTTATTTAATAGTGTTGTGTAACTTGTCATAACGAAGAACCTAAATCGATTATTTTCATTTTATTTTGTGTTGCTGTTATCTCAGTTTCAGAAACAACTGCTTGTATTTGTATTTGTTGGCCACCCGTTTGTTGGCTTGTAAGGTTGTTAGCATTGTTACCTTGCCCGAACATTTGTACGGTAGGCGTTACACTTGAAGAACTTGTTGGACTTGCTGAAGCACCACCGCCACCCGAAGCACTTGCACTTGGATTGCTTAATAACGCTTTCGCTTTTGCGACATTGGTTAAGATTTGAACAATACCCGAAGCATATTGTGCTATACCAGCAGCTCCACCAGTTACAGCGTTTAATGGATTTGCTTGAGACGTTGCAACAAGTGAACTAATCGCTTTCGCTGTGTCGATTGCTATTTGAACTAAAGCACTTGCCTTTTGGAATTTCTCTAACTTCTTTTGGTCGTTTATGAATATGTTTCCAAGTTGCTTAACTCCTTCATTTACATCAGTAGCAAAATTTAAAAGTGCATCACGTTTATTTTTAGCTTGTTCGATACTTTGTAAAGCATACTTCTTTTGAATGTCAGCGGTTTCTTTTGCAATTTGTTCTTCAATTGCTTTTGTATCTTCTCCGTATTTTTGAGCTTCAGTTAATAGCGTAAAATATTTGTCACGTACTGCGTTTACTTCACGTTCTTCGGCTGTAAGTTGTGCATCTTCAATCGCTGTTTGTTGTGCTTCGTAACGTGCTAAAAACTCGTTGTAAGTTTCTTGTTCTTTTACAATTGCTTCTTGAATACGTGCGTCTTCTTTCGCCTTTTTGTCGGCTTCAATTTTATCCTTTTCTTGAGCCTGTTGTGTTTCAAGTTGTTTGATAATAACAGCCTTTTCACTTGCTAAGTATTTCTCGTTGTTTTTAGTTTCCTCTATTGCACGTTTGTATTTTAAATTTATTGTAGCGATTTCTTTTGCTTCGCCCTCTTGCATGATAGCGATGTTAGCATCTTCAATCATTCGAGCAACTTCGATACGATTCTTTGCGTATTCCTTTTGTGCTTCGATTCGTTTCTTGTTTGCTTCTTTTCCAGCTTCAACACTTTTTTTGTGTGCTTCGTCTTCCTTTTGTTTGTCTTCTACTTGGTGTTTTTTCTTAATGTAAGAAATCTCATTCCCTGAAGTAGTAATCAAAGCACGTTGCTCTTTTAATTTAGCTTGTAAATCTTCAACTTCTTTTTGATCGTAATCGCCTGACTTAACCATCAACTTAATTCTTGCACTTAAACTCTTTGCATATTCGTAAGCAGTCGCTTTAATTAAACGTTGCTTTTCAAGTTCTAAATAGTAAGTGTTTTTACCTTCTAATTGAGCCATTCGAATTTCTTGATCAATAGCAGCTACTCTTTTATCAGCAGCTTCTTTGTACGCATCCGCTCTTTTCTCTTGTGCTTTTACTGATGCTTCGGCTGCTTCTTCTTCAGCAAAGTTTGTAAGTCCTATCCAATCCAAGAAATCTTTTATTGATTGAATTACTACATCGATAGCGTCTCCAATTGCACCAAAGAAACTTCCAATAGCTTTTAGTACCGGTTTAAGTATTCCAAGTTTAGACATTAAGGCCACAACTATCGCAACTACTCCCGCAATAATAGCACCTATTAAAAAGATAGGATTTGTAAGTAATGTAGCACCAAAAGAAACAAACGCTTTTGCCATCGTTCCAACGATTGAAATTAAGCCTTTTAATTGTGTACCTATTTCTGCCGGACTAATTGACTTTAAAGACCCCGCAAATAGTTTAGCCGAATTAGAAGCACCCTCGAAATCCAAATCTCGTATTTGGCTACCCATCAAACCTAAAGCATTGCTTGTGCTTTCAAACTTTGAACCGCTTGAAAATACTGCCACTTGTTCGTTGGCATCTTTTAACCTATCGTTTAATTCCCCCGCTCTTTGTGCGAGTTGTTGCATTTGTTCGGGGTCGGTAGCGTTTGCTAATTCCCCCTTAATTTCTCGTATCTCTTTTTTAAGCTGTTGTAAACCGCCTAACTTAATTGGTATTTCTATTGCTTGTTGTGCCATACTTATAATGTGTTTCGTGTTTTATATGTACAACGTTACTGTAATAATAAAACTTCGTGCTGTACTATTTGGAATAACATCGTTTTTATGTGAGCCATTTTGTAACGAATCAATGAATATAGTCGTACCCTCACAATAGTAAGTTACCATGTCTTTATCAGGCAAAGCATTTGAGTTGTTTATTTCGTAGTTTATTTCGTCAAACGTATCAGGATATCCGAAGTCGCTCATATCAAACCCACTTAACAAATACATTCCTGCACTTGAATAATCGCTTGTAATGTTAAAGCCTACCGTGTCAATCATTACACTATCAATTACTATTGCATTAGTTCCGCTTTGAGTTAGTTTCGCTTTCCAAACGTGTTGATTAAGTTGTGGAATCCCGTTGATTGAATCAGTTGTAACGCTTTTAAAGAAGTTGTTTCCATCTGTTGCGTCTTGCCCTATGTCTCCAATCACTACACCACCGCCATCGGTTACGTTGTTATTCGTAAAGTACTTGCCTATAATGTCGCTAAACGTTTCATTCGTACCTTGCCAAGGCTGTTTTGGTTTTGTTTGGTAAGGTGGCAAATCGACCTCGTCATCAATTGTTAATAGTTCGACTTTTGTTAACGTGTTTTCGTTGGCGTTGTAATCATTGATTGAATTAATTGACCACCATGAATTATCAATTCTAATCTTATCATTTAGCTTCAGCGTTGCGATGTCGTTTGCTCTCAAGTAAAAGTAAGCAGTCAACATTTTACCCTTATTGATTTGGTTTATTGTTCGTCTCCAATAAATATTATAAAGGTTGTTAGCTGTTAAGTTGTTCGGATTGTAAAAGTAATAGTCACACGTACCGAAATTAATATCAAATGAAGGTGTCAAAGGATTATCAAAGTGAGTAATCATTGGGTAATGGTTATCAGTAACCGTGCTACCAACATAATTTTCAATTATAAAATTCCCTGTTGATGTAGTTAATCCTCCATCATATAAAATACGAATGTTTGTGTTCGGACTTGCACCACTTATAGCAGGAACATAAGCACCAAAAGTAGTTTTTAAAATCGGTGTCGGACTGAATAGAATTTCTTTCCGTTCTTCTTCTTTGATATACTCATTGTCAAACGTGAAAGAAACCTGCCCATAAACTTCACTAACTTGCTCAAAGTATGTTTTGTTCGAACTATCTGAATCTTGCTTGTATGAAAGTGTAAGTTTCTTTTTAGTTAATTCAGGAAGAAAAGTTAATGTCTGCTCACGGTCTTTTGCAAGTTTTTCAGTCCAATCTTTTGTATCACCACTATCGTAATAATTGTCTCTTGTGATTAAGATTAGATTGTTCGGATTGTTTGGATCGATGTCAACGTACAAATTGTACATGTTAAAAACCGCCTTAATAAAATCCGATTGTCGAATCTTTTTAGGAACGTATAAATTGCAATTAATAGTTGAATTGTATCCGCTTATATTTGAACTTGGTGTTAATGTAGCTTCAACGTTTGTGAAGTCCCATTTGAAGCCCATGTTGTATATTGTACTACCATTTAAAAACAATCCATTTTTAAAGTTGTTTGTTACAATTTTAAATGTAATGTTATCAGTAGTTAATATATTTGATAATTGTATAGTTGCTAAAATTGAAGTACTATAAAATTGAGTTACTCCGGTAGGTATCGAAGTAGTTGGAAAATATGAACTTTGATTAACTTGTACGTTGTTAATTAAAACACCATTTTTAAATATTTGAACAAAAACAGTATGCGTAACAAATCCATTTGGATTTCCACTTAAAGTTAAAGCTACTCCTGAAGTGTTATTGAAGCTTACACTATATGAAATTGGCATTGATAAAGTTATGCTTTCCCCTGATCCTAAATTGAACGGAGAATTATAAACACCTGTTGTTGGATTGAATAAGTTAAAAGCATCTTGCGTTTCTGTAACACTTGTTAAGTTTTGACTTACGTAAATTCCTAAGTTCTGATAAGTTCCACTTATATTAAATGCTTTGTTAAACGATACATTGTAAGGGCTGAAATCTGTATTGTTGATATCTCCATTAAAAGGAATTAACAACCTTTCAAAGCGTTCGTTTGCTATTGTAGCCCATGAATAACTAAATCCTGCACGTGCGAAAATTCTGTCGAAGTATTCTTTTGCAAATATAGCAGGTTTAAACTCTTTTAGTGGGTATGTGTTTAACGGTGCATACGGTAAAATGTATTTGTATTTGTCCGTGTTTGAAAAGGTATTGATAACTTCATCAGCTGTAAACAAATGATCAAAGTCACTGAAATCCAAATCAGTTAATTCAGCACTTCCTAACTTTGTAAAGAAATCACTTTGCGAATCCTTTACTATTACATTGTATTCAACATGCTGTTCATATAAACTAGTTGATTGTAGTTTATTTACCGCTATCAATTGTAAGTAAGCATCCTCAACTATTGGTATCCCATCCTGAAGAACGGTGCAACGTGTCAACTTATTAATGTCAAAAGTTCCCGTTTGAATGTTTACATCATATAAATTCCCTAAAAGTTGGTTGTTATTGTCATCCCCTACTAAAGTAATCGTTTTTGAGAACGTACCTTTTCGGCTACTCAAATCACGAATGTCAGAAACCTTGAATGTAATTGGAAAATTTGAGTTCTCCTTTACATTCAAGTATCCATTTTGTATTTGTATTTTAACCATTGATTGCGTTGTTGTTTGCGAACTTAACTGTAATCTTTTGTTTTATTAGGTTTTTATTCTTTTGTTTAAAGACTTCAAACGCATTTTCTTGTACCAAACAAGCAAAGTATTCATCACCTACTTTTAAGTACGTTACAGGGCTTGTAATTAGTTCCTCGAAGTATTGAGCCATTTGCTCAGTCATCCAATTAGTATTTAGTTCGAGTGTCTTTTCAACTTTCGTGTTTATGTTTGTGTAACCATAGTCAGTTGAATCGTAACCCCATTTACCATTTGTAACTGATCCGACTATATCACGGTTATAACTGTCACGTGTTACGCTACCTTTTTCATAAGTTGCTAATTGAAAAGCAAAAGAACTGAATGATCCCATTCGATCCAAGAACAAAATTTCGTAATCGTTTATTTTACATCGTCTGTCAATACACACATTGTACAAATCTGAATAAGCTACGATTAAATCATTTGCCATGAATTGAAATGTGTACCAATCCGTGTCGTCTTTTACTATTCCTTCAGTTCCTGAAATTACGATTTTAGGGTCTGCATTTGCTCCAACGTTTACCATGTTTATAACATAGTTTTTTGTAAGTGCATAAGCTAATTCATCGCCATTGCTATTAGTGAATAGAATGTAACCATCAGTAATGTAGTTGTTAGCTAAAGAAAAGTACAAGTCTTGAGTTGGTGTAATGCAGAATCCGTCTTTCGGTTGGTTAGTCAAAAAGTCAATTATTCCCGCTCCATTTAAAGTATTCAAACATTCAATCGCTTCGAACGTGCCACCGTCTGCAATTACTCGATTATAAAAATCTAAGTTTAATTGATTGCTCAAATAGTTGAAACTCGAATAGGTTGTAAACCCACCGAATGACATCGCACCGTTAAAAGCTACCATGTCGCTTTCTGTTATCTCGTCAGTAACAACCGTCTTTTGGTTATTTGCGTATCTAACAGTCCCATCAATGTTAGCGTTTGTAATATCACTCCATGCAGAATTAACTACAATAGCACCCGTAGCTTGAGCAAGTACTGTAAAATATCCTTGAAGATTTGGATTTGCTGAGCCTCCGTCAGCTTGTTCAATATAGACTTGGTCGCCAACTACAAAAGGACTTGTAAAGTTGATACGTACATTCCCACTCGCATTGGTTAAGTTTAAAGTGTAGTTGTAGCTTTCGATGTACTCTTCGCCAATTTCAACGTAATACTTTAAATAAGAATCATTAGCAAGTCCGATATTAGGCAACGCTGAATCAAAAGAGTTTGATAGGTAGCTTTGTACTATTCGAGCGATGTCTATATTCCCGTAACCATTTGGAAAGTCAGGCAATACTTTAAACTGCCCTATCTCGTTTGTTGTGGTTGCGTTGTAAACCGTGAATATGTACTTAAACCCGTCTTTGTTTTTGTTTGTTGAATTGTATATGAATCGCATTTGATTATATGCGGGTGTCAATATGTCGGGCTTTGCTATTCTCGTTATCATGCGAATACGTGTTTTGGATTGTTTGGTTCGATAGCGTTATCAAACTCTATTTCTAAATCAGTCATGATGTCAACGTGCCACCCTTCTAAATAAGTAGCGGGTGTAATTACTGTCATTTTCTCAACTTCTGCGGGCGTGTCTACAATCAATCCGATGTGAACTACTGCGTGAGTACTTTGTGCGTACGTGACTACTTCGTTACCTTGTAAATCAGTTGTGTTGATTAATACGCCTTTTTGTAGCAAGTCTTTAATGGCTGTATTTTGGTCTTTGTATATTAGTTTATAAATCATATCGTTGTAAGTTGTGCAAGTTGCGTATTAGTTAATCGTGTTTTCCAAAGAGTAGCTTGTTTGTATTTAGCTGAATCATTAGGGGCGTTATTTAAGTCACCAAATATAACTCTATCAATAGACGAACTTGCTGTAAATGAATTTGAACTTGTTGCTATTTGATTACCATTAATATAAAGTGCTATATCTCCACTCTTGTAAGCTAAAGCAATCTTTGCTGAAACTCCACTTGTCAAAGTAAACGATGTATCGCTAAAAACAGTTGTAGCTCCTAATCGAATGTAACCTCTTAATTTATTTGCATCAAGGCCAATAAATATCCAATTGTTAGCAGTTCCGTCTAAAATTTGAAACCAATTGTTTGCGGGTGAAATTTGCGTATTTATTTCGCAAAACAAAGTTCCCTCTGTTTGTCCTATCAAACTACTGATACCCGTTTTATTAATCACATCAGCGTTACGTGTTACACTTGCTGAAGTTGTAGGAATGTATGAAGTAGAGTATGTTGCTAATTCTACTTGTCCTGCCCAAACTTCAATATCTAAAGTATCTGCACCAAAAGTACCAATAAATAAAAAAGGAATAGAAGCAGTGCCTTTTACTTCGTATCTATTCCATCCACTTTGCAAAGTAAGTAAGTTATCAACACCACCATAAGTTATAGCTATTTTTTTACCTGCTGTACCTTTTATATAAATAGAAAAAACACCATAATTACCATTTATTGCAGATATTGATTTTGCCCATAGCTGATTAGTAGAAGTAAATAAAACCCTTGTACTTGTTGTTGTTCCATCTGGTGCAATTCCATAATTAGCAGTAGCTGAAATACTACCTAAATAAGCATACCAACCATTTGTAAAATCTGAACTATAAGTCAATAAATTCGTTCTTTGTGGCTCTACTAATATACTTGGACAAGTTCCGTTTGAATAGTCTAAACGTGGTACGTTACTTGCTACGCTTTCAATCAATCCGCTTGAATTAACTCTTGTCGCTGTGGTTGCTCTTGTTACTGATAAATCTCCCGAGCCATCGCTTGGAACTACGGAATACAACTTACCCGCTTTCGTTCCGTTTGGTGTTACTACTAAACTTGCGCTATCTAATAAACTCATATTTCTAAATTATTTAATGTTTGTAATAAGCAATTTTCAGCTTCTACTGTTCCGCTATCCGTTGCTATTCGTGTTTTAAAAGTGTTAATCAATGTCATCGTTGCGCTAATCTCAGACGCTAAAGCCTCAATCCAAGAACCGTTCACAGTCCCCGTAGCACCGAAGTCCTCAGCTAAAGCCTGAATGAAACTTTCGCCTAAGTCTATGTTTGCATCAAAGTAAGTACACAACGCTTGTTGATAGTTTCCATTTTCAGCTACAATGCCAAAGTGTCCCGCTATCGTTTGCCACCAATCGCCATTCGTAGTCGTTTCTCCTAACACGTTTGCTATTTCTTGCACCCAGTTTTTAAATGTATTATCCATGACTATAATGTTTGTGAATTTCGTTTGTACATTAGAACGTTATATAAGCGTTATCGGTGTAGTACATTTCTTTTATAAAGCGTGTAGCATATCGTATAGCATCCATAGCATCGTCAAACAACTTTACAGGCTCATCCGTTATCGTATCACCTACCTTACGCCATTTGTAGTTATCGAACTCTCGCTTCATGTTAGGGTCGTCTTTGCAGAAAACCCCGAAAGTCTTAACATCGTCAATTCCTTTTTTTACTTCTTTGTTTGCGTTGTTTACGTTGAATCCTGCGATTTGCATTTCGGCTATTATTTCAGGTCGTGAATAATCGGCAAGTATATCCGTGTTTTGATCAATCCCTAAATCCTGCATCTTTTGAATCAATGTCGAAGTAGTTAAATAACTTTCGTATATAATCGGCTCGATGTATAAGTCCTTTTCATTATGCCATACTTTGATAAGTGCGGTCGGGTGATTGTAACCAAAGTCAAGTCCATAAACAAACGATTGGAATCTGAGCGGTCTTTCTTTAATGAAGTTCCAATTGCTATAAATGTTCTGTTTGCTTATCGCTCTCTCTCCTAAAGCGTAGATTTGATATAAGGCCTCGTCTGTTCGTTTTAAGTCCTCTATTTGTCTTCTAATCGACTCCGGCAAGAAAGGATTATCTTTGTATGTGGATTTTATTACGGTCGTTTCGTCTTTTGGTAGTTCGTAAAGCCATGAAGCACTATCTGAAGGGTTGTAATCGAATATCATTTTTGATTCAGTACGCATATTTAGCTGTTGGAAATCCTCAAACCAAAGTTCATTCGCTTCATTACACCAACCTAAGTCACGTTTTCGCCCTCTAATCTTTTGCTCGTCATCAACACTAAAGAACTCTACTATCGAACCATTTGGAAACTTATAAATATTCTCGCTCATATTGTGGTTAGACTTATCGTAAATCTCAAGGTCTTTCATGATCTCGAAAAAGTCACGCATAACGGTAGCACGTAAAGCGGGGAATGTCTTTCTAACTATCGACACTACCTTATTGGGATTTTGTAAGCACCATACTATAATTAACTGACAAAGGGAGTAAGTTTTTGATGACCTACTCCCCCCCTGATTAACTACAAATCTATTCTCGCTATTTAATGCTTCCCAATTTTGTTGGAATATTTTAGTCGATTTGATTTTCATTCGTTACAATCTGAATTTCGATTTTGCTTATTTCTTTTCCGTTTGTTGTTACGTCTGTCTTCTCAGTAAGTCCATTTAAACGCTGTGTGATGCTTGGATTGAATTGCCCTACCATACCACCTTCAATTTGGTCTTGACGGATTAATCGCTTTATACGTGAGCAGATAGTCACATACTCGCAATATCTATTATCTCGATTCTCAAAATATTGGTGAACGCATCCTATATTTTCCTCGCAAAAGTTTTCAAACCCTTCTAAGGTCAAGGGCGGTGTGTGAAACTCTGACTTTACTCCAGCTGCTGTTGCCTTTTGTATTTCTCTTGGTTTTAGGCTTGCTTTGTATTGTTGGAATAGTTCAAAGAGTTTATCTGGTGTCTCTATGTATTTGTGTTTTCCCATTGTTCGTGTTTTTATAGTTTGTAATGTGCTAAAAATTCATCTTCGCTGATCTCGTCTAATAAGATACTGTTTGGTTCGTCTATTAGTTCGTATTCGACTATGTGTGTAGTGCTGTCCTTTATCATTTCAATAATCTGATAGCCTCTTTGTTTCATGTTATCCCCTACACAAATTACAAAGTATCTCATTCGTCTTCGTCTATTACTGGTTTCACTTTTTTAGTTCGTGTTTTTTTAGGTTTTTCTTCTTCAATACCCGTAAACTTTTCGCTATAAAAAATGTAACCGAATCCCATGCCCATAATCCAAGTACGTTGGCTTGGTTTGATCTTATCAACTTCGATTCTAAGTTCGCCAAGAATCCCGTCATTAACGACAAGTGTTTTCCCTTTGTATTCTTCTTTAATTCTCATGACTATTTGAATTTATGAATTTCTGTATTTCTTTTATTTCGTTTCTTATTTCCTTTACCATGTTGTGTGCTGTGCCTATCGAGATATTGAAGTGATTTGCTAACTCACGAATGGTAAAAGGTTTTCCTTTTTGCTCTGACAGTCTTACAAACGTGTCAAAAAATATGCGTTTTACTTTTGATTCTAAGCTGTTTCTATATATCTCAAGTATTATCTTCCGTCTTTTTGTCGTGGTGTCAATTATAATGCTGTCGCTTTCTATTTGTTCATCCGCTAAATAGTGATTTTCAACGCTTGTGATCAACTCTTTTTTGCTTTCTGAAGTCCACAATAACTCGCACTTAATTAAGTGGCTAAAATAGTAGCTTACTTCGTGTTCGATTGTAGGTGTTTTGCCTTGAGATTGGTGGTCAATGTAATTAATATAGGCGTTGTTGATTACAGAACTGACATCTAAATTCAGTTTTAACCTATGTAAGAAGTAGTGAGTGTATCGTTCTACTTCGTTATAGTGGTTATTTAGGTAGTTATCTAAGATTACTTTCATACCAAGTGTAAAAATCTTTGAGATAGTTCCGTCTTACCACAGCAGAACAAAAGCATTTTGTAAAATTCTCGCCTGTGATCCGTTCTTTTATCGATTTCAGTTTGTTTAAAACCGCTTTCGATTCTTGAACGTGTTGCGATTGTAAACGTATTGAGTTTATATATTCGATGTCAATTTCTGTAAGCATAAATCAAATGTGTAAGATATTAATGAAACGAGACAAGCAGTAAAAAAGTTGCCCGTAATGATTAAAGCAGACCAAAACCCCACACATTTGTAACATGATAAAGAGTGATGCACCCAATTATTTAAAAAAGTAGGTCTAAACCACTCAAAAGTATAATCGATTAAGAAGTGCAAAGGCTCAAATTTAACAAACCACCATGCAAACGCTACTAATAAAACTATTTCCATATATAAATTTTTCGTAAATATACAACTTTTTTTAAATAAAAAAACCAAGTGTTTAAACTTGGTCTATTTCAATTCGTAATATCTATCAGGTAACCTTTCATAGTTACCGTATATTTCTTTCTGCTTTGGTTCGTGTTTTTCTTGCTTTTTTGGTATTGAAGTAATAAACACTAAAAAGATTGAGCCTAACAGAATCCATGCTTTAGTTTCTTGTTTCATCTTATTATGATTTAATTGTTATACTTTTCTGCTGTACAATCATTATACTTTACTGTTTTAGGCACAATACTACTAAAGTGATAAAATGATTCGTTCTTCTCTTTTGAAACATTCTCCGTTTATAATCATATTATCTTCTTCGTTTATATCAATATCAAATGTGCAATACAACCATCGCAAACTTTGTAACTTACTTACAACACTTGTAATTTTACACCAAGTTGGTTTAAATATATCACTTGCCGTATCAATGTCATCAAGTAGTTTAAAGTATTTTTCAATAATATTTAATAGTGTTGCAATATTAATTGCTTTTCGTTGATTCATATCTACGTTAAATGTATCATCGTACAACTGTTTCAATTTTAAATCATCTTCATTTGCCAATTTTACTTTGTTAATACAATAACTCACGTATGATTTATTACCTTCAATTCCTTCATATCCATCTAATATAGATTCAATAGATGCTAATATCTCTCTCATTTTCTTTGCTGAATACAGCATTTTTTCTTTACTACTTTTCATCTTATTCTGATTTAATTGTTATACTTTTCTGCTGTACAATAATTATACTTTATAGGTATTTATTCTCTATTGATTCATCTTCTCTACATTGCTCGTAGTAATCGTATGCGTCTGATTCGTGTTTTTGTAGGTAGTCATCAGCGTATTTATTACTAAAGTATTCGTCAATAGATGTAATTAGTTCGTGTTTTTGAATGTCATCAAAATCAAAAGGCTCTAACTCAAAAGTAAAGTCATGGTCTGTTAAGTAACAACCGTCATGGTCATATCTTACATAGGCATTACACCAATACTCCAAACCGTTTAATTGAAATGTTACTTCGAAATTAGAATCGTACATTGTAGATTCTTTGCAAATGTTTAGTTCTTTGTTCATTTTACGTAAGTTTTACGGGCAACTGAATTGCTACCCGTTTGTAAATATATACATTAATTTTAATTCACAATACCTTTGTGCGAATAATTTGTGTTAAATAATGCTTTGCCTAATCTTTGAAGCGTTTGAGTGTTTAAACCGCCTTCGTGTTTTAGAAACTTATTAAACTGCGATTGTTGTAATCCCGCTCGTTTGCAAAGACTTCTTGGGCTTTCGCACGTTCTTGCAAAGTGGTCGCCTATTTCTTTGCGTGTTATTTCCTCTATGCTTATAATGTAGCTTAACATCAAAAAGGGAGGTCATTTAATGGTTCGTGTTTTTGTTGTGCTGGTTGTGGTTGTTCTTGCTTTTCTGCAAGTGTAATCTTTCCGTCAGTCCAAACTACTTTACCGTTACCTAAATAGATTTTGTCAGCTTTAGCCTCACGCTGTTCTTTTGTTTGCCCTATTGCAATACTTACGTTGTTACCGAATTTTGTTTCGTCATTCACGCTAATTTGAAGCGATAGGTATTTTTTACCGTCTTTCTCGTAAATGCTTTTTTTGTCGATTTTGGCAAGGTCGATACTTGCACTGATAATTGTACTCATGTTTATTTGTTTTTACTTGTTAATTGCTGTTTCTAAAATCTTATAATATTCTCGGGCTATTGATACTTTCTCGATTATCTTTTCAATCGCCTTTTCGTCACGCTCTACAATAAAACGCTTTACTCTTAAACGTGGCTCGATGTGTTCGAAGTTGTGCTTCATTTGAACTTCATGTCTCAAGTCAATGTCCTCGTCAATTAGTCCGGCCTTCCAATGCGCCCTACGTACTTCGTCCTCAACTATTTGAATAGGTGTGTTCATTAAGCAGTAAACCAATTCAGCTTGAGTGTGTCCCGTCAAATATAAGTAACCCATCAACTGCCAATAGTAGTCTTTGTTTTTTAGTTCGGTGTCAAACATAGGAAACGTAGATAAGTCCCAAGAGCATTTAATATCTGCTAAAAGTGAATCCGTGTTTATGTCAGGCTCTCCCGTTAAGTATTCGTTATTGAAACGCTTCGTGTTTTTAACTACAAAATCCCAATCGAACTGCTCACTTGCAAACTGTATAGCCTCGTCCTCCATTTCCAAACCTTTGTCGGTATAGCGTGAACTAAACTCCTTACGAAACCCGAAGTAGTTTTCTTTGAATACTTCCTCAATGTAAGATTTAGCAGTAGCAGAAATCAATTCCGACTTACTGCGAGGCTCTGTCATTATCTTACCAAGTGATGAACAACGTACTACCATAGCCATTTTAAAAATTTACGTATAACACCTACTTTTTGTTCTGTTTTTATAGGCTTGAATTTATCTACTGATTTTTTTATTTCTTTATCATGGAAAACTATTGTAGTTTGATTTTTTTGAATCAGTTTTTTATTTAGTATTTGTTTTTGGTGTTTAAACTTATTTACTATTTTAATTGACACGGGAATTTTTTCATTCCAATAATAAAAACCGCTTTCGCTTTTAAAAATTATATTGTTTTGTCTTAAAAATGTACCCCAATTACGAGATACTTTTTTTTCTGTCATAATTTCACTTAACGAATTTATCTGTTTGTTATTTATTTCGTTTTTTAAAAAGTTCAAAAACTCTAAATATTTTTTTGTCACGTTTTTTCTTTCTTTTCTAACCGGTCTCATATCTCACTTATTACTTTAGTTTGTTCTGCTGTTAACTCAAACTTGTTTAAGTCCGTCTTTTTGGCTTTGCCTTGTTTGATTGCTTCGATTGCTTTAATAAATCGCTCATCATTGATAGGTTGCTTTGTTTGTTCTCCTGAAGCGTCCGTATCTTTGTCAGTAACTAATCCTAAAGCCGAAGCCAAAGCATAACGTCTGAAGTAAGTAACACCCGAACCAAAAGATTGATAATCATTCATGCCTTTAAGTGGCACGTAAGGAATTAAACAATTAGAATCTATCTTTTCGCCTGATTCAAAATGAAAAATAACCGTAGTTAAATAGTTTTGTCCATCATGTGAGTTGATTAATTGAGTGAATCCTAAACCGTGTTTTTGTAGTAACGGATTAATCACTTTGAAAATTGCGGGAAGGTCGCTGTACGAATAGCCATACCCTTGTGTCCCTTTGTGGATTGTTGGCACTTCTTGTTGAAAGTCTGCCAATGCTTTAAATAAATGTTTCATAGTTCTTTTACTTTAATTTTTACAAATATACGTATTATTTTTAATTCACAAGCATTATTCTAAAATTAAATTGTAATCGTTTAATAATTCGTAAAGTCTATCCCTTACACTTTGCAGTTCAAATTCGTCTTTTTCTGAATGCTTAATGTGAGTTCTTAAACTTTGGTCTAAATCACGGACTAACTGATGCCAATCGTTTCCTCGCATTGCTGAAATAGCATCTTCTCTGTTTTTAAATTCAAGTGTTACTTTCATGTTGTTTTATTTTTAGTTTATATTCATTAATCAACTTTTTTAGTTCGTCTTTTGACCATTTTTTAACATCGTAAGCACGGTTACGTAATAACTCGAACTCGTCTTTTCCTATCTTTCTAACTAAGTTGTTTCCGTACTCAATCAGATTGCCTGATAAAAAGCTATTGCAGTGTTCACATTGTAAGTGGCAATTCATTTCGTCAAACCTAACATTTGAGTGTCCCCCTTGTGAGTAGAAATGTCCGGCATTTTTTTTACGTGGTAGTTTATTGCAACTAATACAGTTCAATCCTTCGTCTCGTAATCTTATGTATTTATTAAATACTTGTTGAGCTAACTTTAAATAGTCCTGGAGCGTTAGTAGATCCTCTTTTTGTTTCTTTACTTTTTCTTTTTTAATCTTTTCAAGGTTCTTTAAAGCAAGTTTTGTCTTGGTGCAAACGTAGCATAATCTATCGGTTGTCTTATAAGGTACAAATATAGTTCCGCACTTGCATACTTTATCGTAATTTGTTTTCATTTTGTAATTTATTTATAATCCACAATATCCAGAATCGCAATCGTTAAAATCATTATCAAATAATTCAATTTGCAGTTTATGATTTCTAATTTTATCATAAGTTATTCCATTTTTAAATGTTCTAACATTATAACCAGTATTAATTTCTTGTTTACAAAACCAATCAAATTTTTCAGGAAATTTTTCACTCATTTTTTTTAATAATATTTCATTTCTATGAAAACAACCTACACAATTATTCATAAATGCAAATCTTACATTTTTATGTTGCCAAAAATTTTCAATAGTATCTTTAAAAACTCTATCATCTATAAGTGGGAAAATTGGTTTTTGCCATTCTATATCTTTCCATTTATTTCTATTACCAGTTTTGGTTTTACCAACAATGTGTTTAAATGTTGAAAATCCATTTTCATTTGTTTTTTCAATCATGCGTTCTGCTCTTGAAATTTCATTAGCACGAAACCCTATTCTCATTTCTACAGGTTCATTTATTGTGTTTAACCACCAATCAAACATTGGTTTTAATTTCATTTCTGAAGTACAAAATCTTTGTGTAAGATTTGGTAAATATTTTTTTCCATTACGTAATATAATTTCATCAAAAGATTTTCCACTTACCCAATTAATTTCAGAACCAATTAATTGTTCTAAGTCCAAAATAGTGTATATTATTGCATCTTCCTCAAGTGTTCCAATAAATTCTTTACCAATTTTATCACTTACTATTTGTCTAATTTTTGCATCTGGGAATATACAATTTTTATCATCTGTTCTGACTAAGGCAAATAAATTATAATCTGCTGGATAATTAACTGCAATATATGCACTTGTTTTTCCTCCTGATATGCTATTAACTGTTTTCATCATTCAATTTTTTTAAAATGTTTACAATCGTAAAATAGTAAGGTAAATAAGCTCTATTTCCTTTTTGGTTTTTAAGCACGTTTAACAGACTTTCTACTGTGTTCTTAATGTTTGGTATGTAACAACCTTTATGTAGTGTTAAACTTCTATTCAGTTCGTGTTTTTGTAGCTGAAACATTACTTCGTTTAGTGGTGTCATAGCTTTTCAATTTCTTTTTTTACCTCTTGCCAATACTTTGAAGGATAAAAACTACCATTATTATATTTTTCTTGTTGGTTAATTAATTCATCAACTGCTATTAATGCGCATTGTTTTGCTTGTTTAAAGTCTGAGTATTCATTATATTCATTTTCAATATCAGTAAACTTTTCCACTAACTCAATTGCTTTTTCTTTTGGTGTCATAACAACTGCTTTATTGATTCAACTTCGTCACGCATCTTTTGCATTTCAACTTCGTTTAAAATTAATGCTTTTTCTAAACTTATGTTTCTAAGTCGGTACGTTTTATTCTCATCTACTAAATGATAAACTAATTCTTGTACATCTAAAAGGTCGTTAACACTTTCCTTTTGTGATTTTATAAGTTCTTGTTTGTGTGGTGCTTTCTGCTCAAGGTCATCAAGTGCAAATTTTACACGATGCAAAACAGTAGATAGCTGTGCTTTGCGTATTAATAAGTCAAGTTCATTCATAGTTAAAAAGGCATTTTAGTTACAAAACTATTAAAATTATTTATAATCGGATCTTTTATGCATTTTACTTCATGATTTCTTTTGATTACATCTTTACCGTTAACTTTGAATCCAAGTCCGTAATTGTATTCAAATAATACAGGCTCGTTCAACATCGTTGGTTTACCGCCAGTATCGGTGTCTTTGATTTTTGTTACTTCGACCATTGTGTAATTCCACATATCTTTGTGCTGAGTTAATCGGTGTAATGTTAAAAAGTCATCCGTCTTATTGGCAAATGGTTTACCGCCCTCAATATCTGATTTTAAAGGTGGCATAACATGACCCGACCAATCGTGTTTTTCAGGATATACAGCACCTCTTCGACCACTTGCTGAACTTGGGTGTGCGTTTAAATAAATCGTTTGACCTTCCTTACTAAAGTTTTTAAACTTGTTTAGTACTTCGTAATTAGTTGAATAAGTCATTGGAGTGTCTAAACCATTAAAAGGGTCAATTAAACAAACATCGCACTTACTATCTTTAAAAATGTTTAACAGGTTGTCAGGTGTGTAACGTTTCGTGTTGTCGACAAATTTAAAATGGTGTTCGATTTTCATTTCAAACCTACGGATTTCTTTGTGCGTTAAATCCATGTATTTTTTTCCTGCATACATTTGAATTAAGTCACGCATTACACGACCCGCATAGTTCTCATCCATAAACAAAATGAATCTTAAATCATGGTTTGTTGCTAAAGCTAAAAAGTACCATTCGACCCAGTAAGACTTACCTACGTTATCGTGTCCTAATATTGTGTTTAACTGTCCGTGTTTATGAACGAAGTAATTATCAAAGTCGCAACCTAATTTTAAACCCGTTGGAATATTTCCGTCTAAGTAATCGGTTAAGTACTGTGTGCTGTGTCCGTTGTTTAGTATCATAATGCTTTAAGTTTTTTAATTTGATTCATAACGTGGTTTGAGTAATGGTCTGAGACTTCGTCTTTTTGTTTATTACCAAAGTTATTTTTCGACCAAGTTACTAATCTTTTTGGTACTTCAAAAACAGTTTGTTTTTCAAATCTCATCTGTTTACCTCTTGGGCTTTTTTCAGTCCAATAAAAAAAGAACTCGTTTAACATATCGCTTCCGTAAGTTTCTAAGAAAGGTTTTAATGATTGAGCAAAGTCCTCTTTGCGTTTAATTATATCATCTTCTATTATCTTATCTTCTCTTATGCCTTTCGGTTGGCTTTCAGTTGGGTTTAATTTGGGTTTTGTTTCGGTTTCAGTTGGGTTTTTCTTAGGTCGACCTCCCTTACTTCCGTTCACACTATTCTTAGTACTTAACTTAGTTGCATCCTCGTATTGTAAATCCAAGAATTTAATACTAATAACAGAATCTTCGATGTCAATAATACCCTCATTAATTAACTCTTGTAATTCATCAGGATAGTTAAACCGCCTTTTAACTTGTTCAACTGTTAAGCTGCACTCCCTTTGCCAATAGTACGAGCAAATGTTAATAAACAAACCTTGCGAGCCAATAGAACAAAAAGAAATGTCTTTCGTTAAATACTCAGCAGGTTCAAACTTAAAATATGGTAACTCTTTAGCCATAATATTTTTTAAATGCAAAAAGCCTGCAATCAAGGTGGGTCAGAGTACCTTTTCATGCAAGCTTTTCAATAAAATTTCTTGAAGTTCTGACCCTTCATGTCGCAAATATACTAAATACTTTTCATATTTTCAAACTTTTTTTGTAAAATAATTTGACTAATTACAAAGTTA